TGATCGTGGTCCGGCAGCGTCCCCTCGTATCCGTCACCCAGATCCTGTCCGCGTCCGGCGGCACGATCGACATCAGCGGCGGCCTCGACATCGACGCCAACGCCGGCACCGTCAGGCGGAAACTGGGCCTGCCCTTTTACGGGCCGTTCTTCCAGTGGCTGCCGCAGGTCAACATCACCTACGTCGCCGGGTGGGGTGCCAGCGTCCCCGCCGCGTTCAACGCGGCGTCGCGGATCATCCTGCAGAACTTGTGGGAAACGCAGCACGGCCCCAGCGCCCGGCCGTCGATGGGCGCCCAGGCGGACATGATCACGCCGCCCGGGTTCGGGTTCGCGATCCCGAACCAGGCCGCCGAGCTCCTCGACGGGTCCCTCAACGGGATGCCGTTCATGCAGGAAGCATTCGTCTAGTGCCCACCATCACGTCGCGGGTTCCGGCGCTGATCGACTACCTAGTCACCCTGTTCACGAACGCCGCGACGCTGGGGCAGGCGACCCCGCCGGTGACGGTGTTCGACGGGCCGCCGACCACCGACCTCGACCCGGGCCTCGCCCTGTACGTGGGCCTCACCGACCCGGACAGCGAAACCGCCGCCGAGGCCGCCGTATTCACCCAGGAATGGGCGGCGATCGGCCGCCTCGGCCGCAACGAGACGAGCATCATCCGCTGCTGCGCGCAAGCCTGGGCGGGGACGGATGACCTGAAAACGGTGCGGGTCGCCGTGTACGGGATCGTCGCCGCGGTCGAGACGCTCATGCAGGCCGACACCACCCAGTTCGGCGGCAACGTCCTGTTCCCCGACCCGGGGCTGCAGGCCGGGTCGCTGCTGCAGAACAACACCAGCCGGGGCGCTATCGCCCGCGTCCCGTTCGACCTCACATTCAAGTCCAGGATCGGCGGCTGAGGAGAACCAGTGAAGGTGAAGAACATTAGCGGCGGCCCGCTGGACGTGCCGTTCCTCGACCGGACGGTGGGGGACGGGGAGACCGTCGACGTGCCGGATGCGCAGCCCGACGGGTCGCCGCTCACGTGGTCGGCGGCGCACTGGGAACCGGTGGCGGACAAGACGGCGAAGGCTGACAGCGGGAAGGCGGCAGGCTGATGCCAACCTACGCATCCGGGCTCAGCGGCCAGGTAGGGACCGTGACCGCGCCCTCCTACGGGGACAGCGCCACCGCCGTCACCCAGTTTTATGAGTTCCTGTCGGAGAATTTCCAGTTCGTCCCGAACTTCCTCGACGGGATGGGTTTGAAGGCGGGGCAGGCGTTCAACCGGGGCAGCCGCACCGTCCAGTCGCAGTTCGACGTGAACGGCGACCTGACGATGGAACACACGGACGGGTCAGCGGGCACCGCGGCCGGAAGCTCGATGGGCTTCTGGTGGAAGCACGCCCTGGGGAGTTCAGTGACCACGCCGACCGTGATCGCCACCACCGCGTACAAGCAGATCCACACCCCGGGCAGCAAGGCGGGGCTGTTCGCGACGGTTCAGGTGGGCCGCCCGCAGATCTCCGGCGTCACCGTCCAGCCGTTCACCTACGTCGGGGCGAAGGTCACCGACTGGGAATTCTCCTGCAACGATAACCAGATCGCGCAGCTGAAGCTCACGTTCGACGGGCAGACCGAATCCACCGCCGTGTCGCTGGCTTCCGCGTCGTACCCGTCGCCGAACGCCCTGTTCTCCTTCGCCGACGGTACGAACTTCAAGCTCGGCGGCACCGCCACCACGTCAGCCGGTGAAACCACCGTCGCCAGCGGCGTCGCCGTCGGCTCCCGGGTCACCGGCATCACGATCACCGGGTCAACGCCGATGAAACAGGACAGGTTCGGGATCGGTAGCAGCGGACTGAAGGGCGAGCCGATAGAGAACGGGATCCCCACGATCACCGGCACCCTCACCACCGAGTTCTTCTCCCGCACCGAGTTCTACGACCTGTTCAAGGCGAAAACCCCGACGGTGATGCAGCTCGACTTCTCCCACGGCGACGCGGGCAGCGGCAACCCCTACCTGCTGTCGTTCATCTTCCCGTACGTGCTGTTCAAGTCCGGTGCGGTGAACATCAACGGCCCCGACGTGATCCCGGAGACGATCGGGTTCCAGGCTTACGACGACGGCGGCGGCTCCAACCCGGTCATCCAGGTGAAGCTCGTGTCCAAGCAGTCCGCGGCGCTAGGCTAGACGGTTACGCCGAGGGTCTTGCAGTCAGCGGCGACCCGCACCGCATGATCAGAGGCCGGGCTGGCACCTGATCCGGGAGTGGCCAGGGCAGATAGCTCGGCTGACAGGGCGGTGAAGTCACGCTGCAACGCCGTCCCGGGGACTGCCTCGCCGGCGTCGGCGCTTACCCACGTGATCACCTTCAGCACGTCGGCCACTGTCGGCTCGGCCCAGTCCCGGATCGTTGCGCGCTGCGTAGCGTAGTGGTGGCATACGCGGATGTTCGCGGCGTCAGCCGGGCTGGCCGGGTGGCTGCTGCTGCACGCGGCCAGGAATCCCGCAGCGGTCACCGCGGCGATAAGCCTGATTCTCATCCGGCCCCCCTTCGGAGATGCCTTGATTATCGACTATGACGGCAAGCAGTATCAATTCTCGCTTGACGATGTGACGATCCGGCAGGCGATGGCGATCGAGAAGTTCATGGGCTGCCCGTTCGCCGAGTGGGGGAAACGGCTGCAGAAAGGCGACGACCTGCCCGCCCGGCAGGCCCTCGGCTGGCTGATCCTGCACCCGGACGGCAAGACCCCCATCGGCGACACCGACTTTAAGCTGGTGGCTCTCGGGGCGGCGCTCGAGGCGGCGTTCGCGGCTGAGGAAGCCGCGGCGGGGGAACCGGAGCGCCCTACCGCAGCGGCATCCAACGGCCGCAGTCTTCAGGAATCATCCCCGGTGAGCTAGCCGCCGTCCTCGGCCGGGACCTGGCGGTCACCCGCACCTACTACCTGTTCGATCTGGCGAATCTCTGCTCCGTAACTCCTCTGCAGGTGAATGACCTGACGGTGGCGGATTTCGGGCGGCTCATCAGCGGCATCAAGGCATACCGGGCGGCCCGGCAGGCGCAATAGGAGGCGCGGTGAGCATCAGCTACGACGCGCAGCGACTGCGGGAACTGGCCGTCAGGCTGAAAGCAGCCGGGGACGAAGGCAAAGGACTGCGCCGCGAGCTCATGAGGCAGCTCGACGCGGCCGCGCAGCCGCTCACCCGGCAGATCGCCAGCCTCGCCCACCTGAAGCCGTACCTCCCCGACCCGTACGCGGGCATCCTGTCCCGCGACCTGTCGGTCGGCGCGCAGAAAATCTTCGCCTCTAACCCGCGTATCTCGATCCGGGCGAAGGCCCGCGAGCACCGCCGGAGGGTGCGGCTCCTCGACGACGGGTTCATCAACCACCCGGTATACGCGCGGGGACCGCGCCGCCGGTGGAACTGGGTGAACGGGCAGACCGGCGGCATGCGGCCCGGGTTCTTCTCCGAACCGTGCGAGCAGGCGACCCCGCAGATCCGCGAGCATGTCCTCGCCGCGCTAACCGAAACGGACCGGAAGATCACCAGTGGCTGACGAGACCCTCCGATTCGACATCATCGGCAACGACAGGGCATCCGGCGCGTTCTCCCGGGTCGGCCGTGAGGCTGAGGGCATGGGCGCCAAGATGGACTATGCTCACCGGCAGGCCGCCGCCCTCGACCGGTCCCTGGACCGGATGAACCACAAGACCATCAATGTCAGCGTCGACGTGAACCGGACGCTGAAGACCACCGACCGGACCCTGTCCGACGTGCAGCGGCTGCTGTCCGGCGGCGGCGGCGGCGGGGCAGGCGGCATCGGCGCCGCAGCGTCCGCGGGAACATTCGGGCTGCCCGCGGCGGCGGGACTGGTGAACCCCTACACGATCGCCGGGGCGCTGGCCGCGTCGCCGTTCCTCGGCGCCGGGATCGGGGGTGCTGTCCTCGGCGTGCTCGGCGGTGGCCTAACCGGTCTCGGGGTCCTCGGCGCTTTCGGTCCCGGCGCGTCCGCGACCCGGCAGCAGATCCAGGTCGCCCAGCTGCGGCTGGCCGCCGCCCAGGCTAGTTTCAGCAAACTGCAGGCCAGCGGGAAGGCCACCGCTGCGCAGCTGGCGAGTTCCCATGCGGCAGTGCTCACCGCGCAGGGCAACCTAGCCACCCTGCAGAATAATGCTCCCACGGCGGGACAGCAGGCGGTACGGGATGCCTTCAAGAACCTGAGCAACGATGCGCAGGACTCGCTGTCGAAGATCGGCACCTCATTCGTGCCCGTCATGCACAGCATCTTCACGACCGCGGATTCCGTGATGAAGAAACTCACCCCGGTGTTTTCCAATGCGGTCGCGCAGATCTCCGGGCCGTTCCAGATACTCGCGACAACGGTGATCAAGACGTTCGCCCGTGCGGACGTCGTGAGCGCCATCGAGAATATCTCGACAGCATTCACCAAGTTCCTGGTCGCCTTCACCCCGCAGATACCTGGCATCGCCGACGCCATCGCGAAGGGCGTTACCGGGCTCGCGCAGGCGTTCAGCGACCATCCGGGGATGATCGCCGCGATGTCGTCGATCCTGGCGTTCCTGTTGCGCCTCCCCGGCTACGCCCTCGCCGCCCTGGGGTCGCTGGCCCGGGTCGCGGACTGGCTGGTCACCGGGTTCCCCCATCAGGTGTCCCGCGGCCTGGACGCCGCCCGCAAGTTCTTCGAGAACTTCGTCACCGATGTGCACCGCTGGTGGGATGACGTGCTCCGCGACACCCGCATCACGTGGAACGACGTGTACGGCGCCACGATCGGCGCCCTGATCCGCATGGGCCACGACATCGAGCGGATATTCAACCAGGTCGTCGCCTGGTTCAAGGCCCTCCCCGGCCGGATCCTGGGCGCCGTGACCGGGCTCGGCGCGGACCTGTGGGGATTCGGGAAGAAGATCATCTCCGACTTCTGGACCGGGATCAAGACGGTGTGGCATGACGTGATCGGCTGGTTCGCCAGCCTCCCCGGCCGGATCCTCAGCGCGATCGGCATCAACTCCCCGCCCAGGTGGGCGGTCGAGGCCGGGGAGCACATCCTGCAGGGCCTGTTCGGGTGGACGGGCACGAAGAAGCACCAGATCCTGAACCGTTTCAGCCACCTGGGCCAGGAGGTCGGCGCGGCCGTCTCGGCAACGGCGGCCGGGCTCGGCTCTGGCGTCGCCGCCGAGCAGCGGTACGCGGCGCAGATGCTCACCAGCTACGGGTGGGGACAGGACCAGCTCGGCCCCCTCATCGCCCTGTGGAACCGCGAGTCCGGGTGGAACCCGTGGGCGGTCAACCCCTCCTCCGGGGCCGCCGGGATCCCGCAGAACATCCAGGGCTGGGCGGCCTACTCGCCCGGCGACTGGGCGAACCAGATCCGGTGGGGCCTCACCTACATCTTCGGCCGCTACGGATCCCCCGGCGCGGCGTGGGCGCATGAGATGGCGTTCGGCTGGTACGACCGGGGCGGCTACCTGCCCCCCGGCCTGTCCCTCGCGTACAACACGACAGGCAGGCCGGAACCGGTCGGCATGACCGGCGGGAACACGTACAACATCACCGTCAACGTCCCGCCGACGGTGAACCCGCGGGAGGCGGGGCGGCAGGTCGCTGACCTGATCCTCGCCCACACCAAGGCGGGCGGCCGCCTCTACCCGCAAGGTACTGCGCCAAGATGACGACGCCGCTGCCGGTCCTGCCGCAGATCATTGTCGAGGCCGGCCTCGTCTCCGGTACCCCGGTGCAGGGTTCCCCGGTGCTGCTGCTCGACGACGTGACCCGCGGGAAACTCGACACCGGCACCCTCGGCGACACGGTCACCTGGACCGACCTGTCCACCGGGTTCACGCAGCGGGTCCTCGGCTTCACGATCACGCGGCCGTCGACGCGGCTGGCGGGGCCGCTGTGGAACTACCAGGCAGCCACCGCCACCATAACCTGCGACAACTCCGACGGCGCCCTCGACCCGGACAACCTCGCCGGCCCGTACGTGTCCGCCGGGATCACCCAGCTCACCGCGATGGTCAGCGTCCGCATCCGGGCTGTGTGGAACGGGGTCAGCTACCGGCTGTACTCGGGGTTCGCGGACGGGTGGATGCCCGCCCAGGTCACCTACGAGGGCGGCTACGCCGAACTCAGCGTGCCCGCATCGGATGCGTTCAAGGTCCTCGCCGGAATCACCCTCCCCCCGGTGGCCGCGGAAGGCGCCGGCGCGGACACCGGCGCCCGCGTCCGGGACATCCTGTCCCGCGCAGGCTGGTACACCACCGCCGAGCTGAACGTCATCAGCACCGGGAACTCGACGCTGCAGGCCACCACCCTGGGTGACACGGCGCTGAACCTGATGCAGCTCGCGGTGGACAGCGAGGTCGGGCAGCTGTACGTCAACGGGGCCGGCGCGGTAGTGTTCCGCGCCCGGCATGACCTGCTCACCGACACCCGCTCCAACACGGTGCAGGCGGTGTTCGGGGACCTGCCGGGCATGACCGGGACAGGACCCGCGGACGGCACGTTCGAGAC